GCCATTCCACTTCGCCACGCGGACCGGTAGCGCCGGTGGGTCCAGTTTTCCCTTCAGGCCCGGTAGCGCCCGTGGGACCTTTGGCACCTTCAGGGCCAGTCGCTCCCGTGGTTCCTTTCGCGCCTTCTTTACCTTCCGGCCCCGTCCCACCAGTACCGCCGGTGCCGCCCGTCGGCCCAGTCGCTCCCTTTTCGGCGAGCACACCCCACCACGTCGGCGAGCTAGAAGGTGTGTGTGCTTTGTTCGCGGCTTTCAAGCTCACATAGCTCGAGCCGCCTTCACTAACGGCTGCACCTTTCGCGTATTCCGTGGCCGCCGAGTACGCTTCTAGCCATTCCACTTCGCCACGCGGACCGGTAGCGCCGGTGGGTCCAGTTTTCCCTTCAGGCCCGGTAGCGCCCGTGGGACCTTTGGCACCTTCAGGGCCAGTCGCTCCCGTGGTTCCTTTCGCGCCTTCCGGACCGGTAGCTCCCGTGACCCCGGCCGGACCTTCCGGGCCAGTGGCCCCCGTGACGCCTTTGGGACCAGCCGCGCCTTCCGCGCCCGTCGGTCCAGTTGGCCCAGTTGGACCCGTCACGCCTGTGGTGCCTTTAGCGCCCGCCGCGCCTTCGGGACCAGTGGCACCTGTAGCGCCCGTGGGACCCGTCGGCCCAGTCGCGCCGAGTTTCGCTTTCGCTTCAGCGCTCAGATCACCCCACGTCACGCCTCCCGGTTCACCAGCCATTAGTTAGGAATCACTCCGATCTGCCCTGCATAGTCCGTCGCAGCAATAAACACAGCATCATACGCCGTCGTGCACGGTACAATTGACAGCCTGGAAAACTCCGTTTCGTTCACGAAGTTACTGGAGCCGAAATAGGAGCCTAACACCAACTGATCTTTTTCCCCAGCTGTGAGTTTGTGGCTTTCAGTAGTTCCTATAAGAACCCCGTCGATGAACAGTTTAGCTTGGCGAGCTTCCCCTGATTCGGGTATCCAGAGCGCCATTCTCCGCCACGTCCCATCGCTAGAAACGCTCCCGACTACACCCGTACTTGCAGCATCCATAATGGATGTGAGACCGCCGCCAGCCAAGTGCTGCAAAGCGAATCCAGTAGATGTCGTGCCATAACCGAAAATCACTCCATTGAAGGAGGGCGACGCGATCGGCCGCCACCAGAAGCTCACCATAAAACCGAACGTGGGCATCGGGGCGTCTGCTGCTGAGAGCATCTCACCCGTGCCCGATTCGTCAAACCCGATCGCGTGCGTATCTGTCGCCGCAAAACCGGGAAGTTGTGAGGCGTTCAGGGTGAAACCACCGGTGATCGTTAGGTTCTCCGCACCAACGCTATCTTTGATTTCTGTGCCCGTGGTCTCTTGCATCAACCACTTATGGGTAGGGACATAGCCGTTTGCTTCGCTCCCACCGCCCCCTCCACCGCCGCCGCCGGATACGACAACCACCACATACTGGTCCAGCGACGGCGCGGTAAGGAAGATCAGCGTCACATGGTTTTCGTCTGTGATCTGAACGGTCGGTATGACCTCCGCGAACGGCGCTTCCTTTTCGTACACGTTCGTCACGACATGCTTGGTGCCTAGTTTGTGTTCCACCGCGATTTCCGTGCTCGCCCCGTCACCCACTTCGGCGGAGAACGCGCTTCCCGAAGGGCCAGATGCACCCGTGGCGCCGGTAGGACCCGTTGGGCCGGTCGGACCTGTAGCTCCAGCCGGACCCGTAGCACCCGTTGCGCCCGCACCCGTCGCACCGGCGGGTCCCGTAGCGCCAGACGGCCCCGTCGCGCCAGCGGGTCCCGTAGCGCCAGACGGCCCCGTCGCGCCAGCGGGTCCCGTAGCTCCCGTAGGACCGCCAGACGGCCCGGTAGGACCCGTAGGCCCGGTGGCGCCCGTTGGGCCAGCGGAGCCAACACCCGGGGCACCCTGTGGTCCCGGAGCGCCAGTCTGAGCTTCGAGCCCCTGACGACCTGCGAGCTGGCGCAGCTCGTTACTTGGCTTGCTGATGAGCGCTTCCGCTTGACGTATGTGTGTAGGGGGAATCGTCGGCGGCATCAGTCGAGCGGCTTCTGTACAGCGCTCCGGGTGACTTTCCCGAAACTTTCATCTACGGTCCACGCTTGGCCCTTCGGAAGAAGGAACGAGATCCATACCTCTTCCCCTTCTTTGTGGCCGCTGATGTCGGCGATGATCTGTCCGTTCACTTCTAGGTATTGAAGAAGCGGAGGCACTTAGAATCCCAGCCTTATGATAACGAACATATCTTTTGCATAGGTTTTCCCCTCGACACTGGGTTCATAAGCAGACCCTAGTTTGAGCCCTGACGCCGCCGCTTCGGCTGCCGTCCTCTGCGCGAGTTCCGATTTTTCGCGAGCGTTCTGCGCTTCACGTTCCGTACGCAACAACTTTTTCTGCACAAGGCCAACAGTTCCACCGGGCGCTGCGTGCTGGTTGTGTTCAAAGAGTTCCTGCGCAGACATTTTCGATACTTCGTTCGGAGTGAGCCCGGACTGGAGGCCAGCCGCCTTTTCAGTGTTCTGCAAAGCGAGCAACGCTTCGGCTTCGCGCTGTTCTTCGGCTTCTTTTTCTTCCTGTGCTTTTTTGTTCGCCGCTTCTTCTTCAGCTTCTTTCGTGCCGGCGACCGTTTCTTCTTTCGCGCGTTTGATCGCTTCATGCTTCAACGCTTCTTCTTCCGCCGATTCCGGTTCCTTCACTTCCGTTTCAGGAGGTTCGACCGGCGTCTGAAACGCAGGAATGTTCAAGGTGAGCGTCATCGTCGGCACGCCCTCATCCGGCACCGAACAGTCGATACGCACAATACGGAACAGTTGCTTGAGCCCATTCGGAAACCGAGGATTATCCGGTGGCAGATCGCCTTCCCCTTTAGGTGACTCCAGGTAAACCTCCTGCCCCACGTCGAGTTCGAGGATCGACGGTTCCCCAAACATCGGCAATGTGACCGTCGGCGCCACCAGCGGATACGCCTTGGTCGTCAGCTCCCCCGACACGTACGCCGCAAGCGCTGCCCCTTCGATCCCCTTCTGCAACGGCGCCAACGCCGTGTGCGACACCTGCGTCTCGAGCAGCGGATACCCCGCCACTTGAGACGGCCCCCACACATCCCCCTTCGAGCGAACCCTGGTCGCGCCCGCCTGCACTACCACCCGGTCGGCCTGTTCGGTGCCGTCCTCGTCGTACTGCAAATCCAGCGCCTGCGAGAGATCGATCGTCAGCGGTTCGGCTTCCGAGCCGCGGCGCGGATAGGACAGAGTGCAGGTTGCGGTCAGCTTGCCTTCCACGTACGCGACGTCCTGGGCGTAGTCGATGCCGACCATGTACCCGAGTTCCTGCATCTGGCTCAGGATCGACGCGAGCGTCTGCTGCTGAGCTCCTGGCATGGAGATCGTGAGCCAGAACCCGACTCCCGCTTCCGCGCCGGACGCGACGATTTTGATCGGGATCGAGAACCGCTTGGCGAGCGCCTGCGAGAGCACGTAGTACGCGATACGCAGTGCAGGCGCCCCCGTGGTGGCCCACGCGTGCCCGTCAGGGTCTAGGTAGGCGGTGTAGTCTTTGGCCTGCAAGCGCTGCGCGAAGTACCCGCAGAAGTCAGTGCCGCCGAGCGCAACCTTCCCGGCGCTCAACTGGTACTGCCGGCTCAGACTTCGACCCCCATACACGAGCGTCTCGTCGATGTCTACCCACATCGAGGTCAGGTTGGGGGCGGTCGCGTTGATCCACGCGGTGCCACGCACGTCCGGATCCTCGACAGGTAGCGAGCCGGCCCACGGACCTACCCCGTTGAGCACTTTGCTGAACGAGAGACCGTTGAGCGGGAGGTCTGCGATCGGTGAGAACGAGAGCAGCCCCGCGAACCGGCAGGTGATGCGCGGGTCGATCATTAGAGCTGGTCCGCGGGTGCCCACTGAACGCTGAGAGTGCCCGCCGTGGCTCCCGCGTCGTAGGAGGAGAACTGGATCGGGTTGTTGCCGGGGATCAGGTCCCACCATGTAGAGGTTGGTGTGAGCCAGCCGAGCACGTTTTTAGGCGTGCCCGAGCGAGTCAAGTTTTCGTAGTAGCTCGCGCGGTGCGGGGTTCCGGTATCAACGACGATTTGGTGTCCGGCCGCCACAGTCGGAAGTTCGCTCGCTTTTTCAGAAGCTTCCCGCACTTCGCGTGCTTCTTTTTCTGCTTTGACAGCGGCGGTTTTCGCGGTCGCTTCTTCTTCTTCGTCTATTTTACGCTCAGCGGCTTCAGACGCTTCGGCTTCTTCGCGGTCTTTCGCTTCCTCTTTTTCGCGTTCTTCTTTGGTGCCGTGGTGTTCGTATTCCCATTTGGCTTGCGCGATCTTTTCTTCAACTTCGCGCGTTTCCCGTGGGGAGATATAGGTTTCTTTCGCTTCTTCCTTTACTTTTTTAGCTACGGCTTCTTCGAGTTCCGCTTTTTCTTGCGCTTTCGCAACAGTTTCTTCGTGCGCTTCGCGCGTCGCTTTTTCCGTTTTTTCTTCCGCGATCTTTTCTTCAACTTCAAGTTTTTCACGCGCGATTCGAGCCGATTCTTCCGCGCTTTCACGAGCGGCCTTAGCACTCCGTTCTGTCTGTTCCCGAGCGTTACGTTCTTCTTCTTCAAGCGGGATAGCCTTGGAGATCGTAAGGAACGGTTCACCCGCTATCGCTTCGTTCTTGATCGTCGGACGTGCGAGCGGACCCGTGAAGATCGCGATCGGTCGCATCTCCGAGTTGCCGGTGTTGGCGAGCGTTTTGGTGGTGGACGGGTGGTTCGGTGAGATCGTCGTCGCAACCCCGGCACCATAGATCCGCGGATCGGTAGCGTGGAATGAGAGCGTGGGCTTGTAGATGTTCGCAGCCGCATAATCCGATTCGATCTTGCCGGGGCGCTTCCGGGGACGGCACATTACGCAGAGGACGGGCAATGTCGGAAGCTGAAACCACAAGGGCATTTCGCTATCCGGCATGACGTTCGTCGCGGCGGCCAGTTCGAGCTGCGTCGCCTGGAGGGACGACCCGCCAGACTTAATCCAGAGGTCGATGAGTACGTCCCTACCGCCGAAGATGTCAAGGCCCATGAACTGCCCATGATCCCGTGGTATCCCGACGTCGCCACTGCGAATCTCCGCGAGGTCCAATCCCTCGACGTTCAACACCCCAATAGCGGTATTAGCGCCGAACGTCAGGCCGTTGAAGTACCACTGAAACGGTTCTAGGGACGGTGGTTTTTCGGCAGGTGAGGGGAACATCTAGGCTGCCTTCTGTTCGTAGTAACGCTTAGCCCGATCACGGCAGCAAGTACGGCATTCCCTACCCCCACGCCTAACGCTAGTGTTAACGGCGTCGTACGGGTGACCGTGCGGGCAGTGCGTCTTGGCGCGCTGGCGAGCCCCGCTGACTTCAGGCGTGCGTCCGCGCCGTACGTTCTCTTGGTGCGTAACGGGCTCGAGGTGAGCCGGGTGGCAACACGCAGGCACACGGCACAGATGGTCTAGCTCCAGGCCCTTGGGCACTGGACCAACCACCAGCTCGTAGGCAACTACATACGCGCACCTCGTTTTGCCGTCCATCCTAAAAGCGCCGTAGCCCTTACTTAGGGCCTTCGTCCACACCCAGCACGGTCCCAGCTCGGGCCGGTACGCAGGGACCGGCCCGTCCTTGTTGACCTTCTCCCAGAACCGCTGCTCGGTGGTTTTGGGCATAGCGGCGAGCATACTCAAGCCCCCTGGAGAAGCGGCCTGAGCCGGCTGTAGAGTTCCTGCACAACCTGCGCGTTAGGGGTACTCATACCGTTCACCGTCAAACTGTCGATGTGTAGACCGCCAGAGCCGCCGCTGCTTAGTGAGCTAGCGCTCTGAGACGGCGCGGTTGGTAGCGCCTGTATCCCGCTGGAGTCGGTTGCGGTAGCGCTCGTGAGTGGTACTAGGGCCTCCGGTCCCTTCTCTCCAGCAATCAAAAGCGTGCGTTTAGTAATTACCGCACCTTCCGCACCTTCAAACAACCCGCCAATGGACTTTATTGCTCCGCCTATAACGCTACCTCCAGGGATCAGCCCCTTGATCGCGTTGACGATCGCACCGGGGGCGCTCGTGATGCCGTTGATGATGGCTTTGACGAGGTTCTTTCCGAAGTTGACCATGTCGCCGATGATCCCTGCGACCGCGCTAACGATTTTGACACCCATTCCGAAGAAGAAGCCGACGACTTCCCCAATCGCCTTGCCGACGGCTACAGCAACCTTCACGATCGCCTGAACAAACGGCCAAACAGCTTTCGCCATTTTGATGAACGCTAGCGGCGTGAACCATACCAGCACCCCCAAGATCGCTTTGATTTTTTCGACGTGAGAGTAGAAGAAGAATCCGATCGTTTCCCACAAGCCACCCCACCACGACACGGCATTCGCTAGCGCGTTACCGACCCAACCAATGGCCGGCACCATGCTCCCGAGGATGGGGATCATCTTCACCAGCGTCGGCATCATTTTCGTGCCGAGCTCGATCTCCGCTTCGTTCAGCTTCGCCTTGAAGACAGACCACTCACCCGCCGCGGTATGGGTCGCCGCCGCCGCCTGCCCCGCACTGATTTTGGCTAGGTAGGACAGCACTTCGCCAAGCGCGCCACTATCCTTCTTCACCGTGTTCTGCGCCTTCGACAGAGCTTCGTGAGCCTTGGTGAGCTTTTCCTGGGCTACCTGTACCGCTTTAGGAGGCGCGGCGGCAGCCATCTGAGCTGCGGACACCCCCCGCTGCGCCTTGGCGACAGCTTCCTGGTCCCTGCTCAGTTTGAGCTCGGTGGAGGACAGAGCACGCGCTGCCGCATCGACAGCATGGTGAGCGGCGACGTTTTCCTTGCTGCTCGCCTCCTCTAGCCTTTGCTTCTGAACCAGCGTGTCGTGTGCCTTCGCGACGGCGGAGATAGCTTTCGTGTTGTTCTTATGCGCGGTCGCTTCGGCTTCGATGATGCCTTTGTGCGCCGTCTGGACGGCTTCTTCCTTCTTCGTCGCTTCGATCCCTTTGTCGGTCGCTTCAAGCGCAGCCTTCTTAGCTTTCAACTGAGCGAGCGCGGCGCCGGACGCAGCGGTCTTGATGGCTTCCAAGACCTTTTCTTCAGATTCAATCGTTTTGATACCAGCTTCGTTACCTTCTTTAGAGCGTTCCGTTTCAAGATTGCCGAGGTTCTTCTTCGCCGCTTCGACACTCTTAGCACCAGTCTCCGCTGCTTCGCGTGCAGATTCTTCAGCGGCCTTGAGGGCTGCGGAGGCTTCCTTGACCGCAGTCTTCTGCTTCTGTGCCGCTTCGGTCACATTGTTTTGTGCCGTCTTCAACGCTTCCTGCGCGGCGGTCAAACTCCCTGAGTCAGACGAGAGCGTCTCCTGCGCATGCTTCAGGGTTTCCTCTGCCGTCGTTACCTTTTCGATCGCCTTCGCGTGTTCTTCTTCACCCTTCTTCTGCGCGACAACCATGTTTTCTTCGGCGGCCTTCAGCGTAGCCTTCGCTTTCGTTACGGCTTCAGTAGCTTTCTGGTACTGCGTCAGCTTCATCGAACCGATATTGAGCTGAATGCCCATAGACATCAGCGCACGGGTCGAGCCACCGTACAGCTTCACGAGCCCCTGTGTGGCGGTTTCCAACGACACACCCTTCATCCGTGCCAGGTCCATCGCCAACCCCATCTCGCCGGTCGCCTTCGTCGGGTCTTTAGTAGCGACAGTCAGCTTCGCAAGCGAGGAAGCTGTTTCCGTCATCGTGAACCCGAAGTTCGTACCCGCTTTCTCCGTCTTCACGATCAGGGGTTCAAACGCGGCAAAAGAGCGGCCAGTATCCGCCACAGCCTGCTTCACGCGGGTCTGCGCAACATCGAACTGGTCGGCCGCTTTGAGCGAGGCGACTCCTATCCCGACAGCCAACCCGAGCCCGGCTACGGCCGCGATCTTGCTCATCCCCATCAGGGTGGAGCCGAAGCCTTTTGTGGCGGACTCGCCCTCCTTCATTGAGTAGCCCATTTTCTTCACGGAGTTCCCGAACGGGATCCCAAAGCTGCTCATCGAGTTACCGAGGCTCTCGAACATCATGGCCGTCCGACCTGAGAAGCCCTTGGCGTTACTCTCGATGTCTTTCTCTGCGGCGCTCATTCCCGCGCCGCCCGCGGCCGCGCTGGCGCCCATCCCCTCCATGCTCCTTCCAACCCCACTGGTGCTAGCGTCGATCGATGCCGCGGTCGCCGCCACACTGCCCTTCAGCCCAGCCATACTGGCCTCGGCGGCCGTCGAGTTCACGAGGACGGTAATGACGACGGGTGGCAACATCTCGCCAGCCATCGCTAGACCCCTATCGCCCCAGTGATCTCAGCGACCACCAGCGGAAGAGCCCGCGGCCGCACGCTCTCGTAAGCGGGCTTGACGTATGGTTTGCCAACCTGGTTGTACACGCGTCCGAGGGAGTCTGGTCCTTTGAACCCGAGCTCGATGCGGCGGGAATAGACCATCGTTGGGCCGACGGCCGCAGAGAACACCGTCGGGCCCTCACTCGCCACCACCGTTTGCCATGATCGGCGGTTGGACCCAGACACCGCCTTTGTGTTCGCCATGCCCTCCGCCTGAAACGCCAGCGCCACCTTCCTACCCGCCACCCCGCTAGCGATCCCGATACGTCGCGCCATCGCATCCAAGGCAGCAAGAGTTCGGTCGACCTCAACGGGCATTTTCTTCCCGCTTCTGACGCTCCGCTTCAATCGCCCGGTGCAAGTCGTCAATAGCTAGCATCCAATCGACCGTCTCTCCAGGCTCATCAAGGTAGGACTCATGCGTTATGCCTTGGAAGAGGCGCCGGAACCTGAACTCTTCGTAGCGCTTTTCCGTTTCCTGGTCGACGACGACTCCCGGTCTGCCCTCGAGACGGCCGCGGAGCCGCCTGAGGGCGAAGTAGGGGTCTCCTCGAATCCGGGGCTACTCGGGTCCGACGGCTCGAAGTCGACCCCCGTCGCGGTCGCAGCACCCATATCCCGCGTAGCCTCCGCCAGGGCGTCATAAACGCCCGTGTCGAGGTCGCCAATCGTCTCTAGAGTCGGAAGAGGCTCAGGCAGCGTCCAGGACGCCACAGCGGCCACGATCGTCGCGTCCTGCAGGGCGAACAGCGTGTTGGTTTCCTCGACCGACAGATCAAGCGTCGAGATGTCCAGCGACTCCAGCTCCTCGAGACTCGTTGGCAGCTTCGGGAGAGCCGCCCCGGCCGCTATCGCCGCGGCTTCGATCAGGCGTCGGTGGCGAACCTTGAGCTCAGCCGTCCCGCGCAACTCGACGGTGCCTCCTGGGATCTTGATCGTCTGCATTCGCGTGTCTCCTGTGGGTAGGTCTTTGAGTAGGTCTGCTCAGCTTCTAGCTTACCGTGCGCGTCTACCGCTAGTACAAGTGGCCAGAGCGCTAAAGGCCGACGCCCAAACGGTCGATAGAGGACTATCAACCAAACGAAGGAGCAGAAGCCATGACACGCAAACTCAACATCCCCGTAGCTCTCTACCTCTCAATGATGGCTCTCGCAGCCGCCGCACCCGCAAGCCAGAGGACTTCGAGGACGACGACCTAGACGAGGCAGAAGGGCAAGGCAGACGATAATGACCTACGACGAGATCGACCGAATCGCCGCCACACGACGCGCCAGCATCGACGCCAACACGAGATGAAGCGCAAAGACACCGACCGCCGCAAGAACGAGCGACGTGCCCTAGCCGGACGCTACCGCGGAGGAAACCGGTAGGCTAGAGATGATCGCCGCGTGTTCATACGACGGCTACTGGACGCACTGAAAGGAGCATAAAATGGCACAAACAACAGCGCTTTGGCTTGGTATCCTAACGGGGTTTCTACTTACGCTTGTTTGCGGTGCAGCATGGAAGATTGAAGCCGGGCGTCATATAGCTGCCACTAAGCGCGAGCTTTCGACCCTAGATTGGGCACGCGCCCTCGCAGAAGACGAGGGCGCGCGACTCCGCGCCGAACAGCTAGCCGAACAGCTAGACAGGACTGTCTATATCGTCACCGGCCACACTCAATGGGGGGAGGCGACTTGGATAGACGGCGTCTTCTCTGATAAGCAAGACGCCGTCCGCTCCGCAAACATGATCTGCCAAAGCAAATGGCATGAGCAGAACGCAACAATTGAGAAGTGGACGATAAACGGCGACCGAGATACGCCCCGGACGATACAAGTTGAGCCTAATCCTCTACCTCCGCCTTCGTCGTATAAGGCTCAATAGACAGCTGTATGCGCGTTCGCGACTGTAGCGATGATTGGGGAAACCCCGCCCGCAAGCGCATCCGTCGCTGACGGTATGAGCTGAAGCTCCAACGGAACCTCAACATACTCCTTCGAGCGATCCAGATCGCCAGTAATGAACTTGGCGCTACTGGAGTGCAGGTTCACCGCGAACCCAGACGCGACATCAGACAACGTGAGGTCTATCGACTCTGACGCGCCTTCCTGGAAGGCCGTAAGCCAAGTCGCTTTAGGATCGTCCAGCACGACAACCTTGGCGGTCGCCTCGAGTGCACCAGCGAAGTGCTTTACCGTGCGCGTCTACCGCTAGTACAAGTGGCCAGAGCGCTAAAGGCCGACGCCCAAACGGTCGATAGAGGACTATCAACCAAACGAAGGAGCAGAAGCCATGACACGCAAACTCAACATCCCCGT